TATCATCAAGGAGCTCCTACGGCAGTAGGAATTACAAGTTTATCATCAACCGATAATACTAAAGAGACCTTTATAGATAATGTGTTTTATAAACCAGCAAGTCCCAATGTAGAATTAACAATGACATTTAACAGACCTGGCACATTTGACTTAACTGGTGTATCTGCTGCTGTTCAACCATACTATTTTATTTTTAACATTGTTCCTGTAGAATAACTATGTCTTTAAATTGTTTTTTGAGTAATATATATTTCAAAAAGAATTTTAGATTATTGAAATATATTAAACACTATAACTATAATAAGGTAATGTCATTTCATTACTTAATGATTTATAATAAACCTTACAACTTTGAACTTGGTTTGCCGCCCCATATAAAGCTGCAGAAGTAATAAATATTGGACTTGTTCCTGCACTGTTATCAATTGTTCTTGTTTGTCTTGTAAAATCATCAGTTCCACTCCAAGGACTTTGACCAGATAAAATAATATAGTTAGCATATCTATAAACCACTAAAATATAACCTGGATAAACTAAAAACGCATCATCATTAGCACCTAATGCTCTATAAGAACAATAAATAGGTTTGGTAAATTCTTGGAGTTGAAAATTATTAGCTATAGCATTGTCAACATAAAAACAAGGTATATTACACCAAGGAGCAATCGCAGTTATACCGTTTATTTGATTAGCATTTAATGTAGTTGCGTTAACGGTTGTCGCAGTCATTGTAGATGCTGAAACACTTGCCGAATTAATGGTATTAGATACAAGTGAATCTGTATTTATAGTATTTGTAATAAAATCAGTAGTTACTAATGGCTGTTCTATTTGTGTAAAAGTTGAACCTGAACTTGCTGGAGTAATGTAATCTGTTGTGAAATTAAATGCTTGGAATTCTGGTAAAATAGGGGCAGTTCTTACAGTTCCATTTGTTGTAAAATTAGTTACTGCAGTATTAACTCTCAATGTTGAGCCTTGATTAACAAAGCCTAAAGCGGTATCTGTGCTCCAAGAAAAAGAACCATTGTAAGTAAAATAAACTGTATATGTATCGGTTCCAGTTGCGTTATAATCTGGCGTAAATGATGATAAAATATTTCCACATAAATAATTGTAGTTATAACTGAATGAAGAAGGTTGGTCTGTAAATATACTGATTACATTGTTTAATGTGTTGCTATTATATGTAGTTCTTAAAACGCCATTTTTAAAGATAGAAATAGACACACGAACACTCTCATTAACAGTAGCCCATTCAATAACAGTATTATTTACTTGAAAATTTCGTTGAATGGAAATAGGAACACTTACAGTGACTTTTTTATTAAATCTTGGTTGTGTTTGAAAAGTATAGGCTAATGCGTTAGAATTTGAATCAGTTAAATCTCCTTGCGTGATAGTGAAATCTCCATTACAAAATTTAACATTTGTTACTTTAATCGTTTCCAAGTTGTAATCATAATTATTAATAATTACACTATTTCCTGTAATACTTACTCCTGAAACATCTGTAACAACGGTGTTAGCACCTCCTGTCATTGTTGTTTTGGTTGGTTCAATTTTCACACCATTAGCGGTTGAACTATGAGAAATTAAATTTAATTTTCTGGTATTGATGACGCTACCGACACTTGTAACAACTACATCGTTATATTGAGTAGTAGGGTTAAAACTACCAGCACCAGCGTCTGGAAGAACAATTAAACGATTTACATTGTCAGTTCCATCATTATTTCTACTCAAAAATTGGTGAACGCCACCATTTCTAATATTATTATAATAAGCATTAGTATTATCTGCCGAAATTCTTAAAGATTCTATATCAGTAGCACTACTGTAATCGCAAAACTTTAAAAATCCAATATTATTGATATTTCTTGAATTTCTAATAGGATTAGTCATATTAATTTGATTGGTTACATTTAAAGTCCCAGCTGTTAATGTAGTTGTATTTAATGTTCCAGTTGTAAAACTTGTCTCTAAAGCATCAATTTCTTCTTTTATATTCATTCCTTGAACTAATAAATTTCCTGTAATACTTACATTATTATTGATGGTTGTTGTGTCATTTCCTGAAGTGTAAACTATGCCTTGTAATGTATTAGTAGCCGCATTGATAAAAGTATTTGTATCCGTGATAAATGAATTTACATTTGTAGTTCCAAGAGTAAGACTTTTACCGCTTGATATTATTAGATTATTGTCTATAGTGGTAGTATCGTTATTTATATTATAAGTAATCCCAGTTGTATTACTAGTAACTCCTGATGTTGTTGTTTGTAAAGAAGCAATTTGACTGTCTAATGTATTGAATTTTGTAATGATGTTAAGATTACAATTATCCAAACAATTTAATTCGCTTTGAGAAATAATCCCAAGCGTAGCACTTGAAGCAGTAATAGAACCACCAGCAACATTTAAATTCTTATTCATTGTAATATTGTCATCAATAACAAGCGGTTCATCTACATACACTCCACCATTATATCGTTGAAATCGAAAGCCACCCCCTGAACCAACACGATTATTTAATAAATATGAATAAAAGGTAGAATTGTCACGATTATATTGAAATTGTAAGCCATTATTATTTTGGATATTTTGAGTATGACTGAAAGTTGTATTATTTCGTCCAGCAATTATACCGAATCCAGCACCTCTAAAATGAGAAAATATATTAGTTCCATTTAAAGGTTGTGAAATAATACCTGAACCATTAAAAGTAATATTTTGATTATTATTTAACGCTATAGCATTCATGATATTTTCACCTGTTCCTGTTTGATTGATTTTTCCTGTTCCTGAAATATTTAAACTATTATTTTCTCTCAATGTGATATTATTACATTCAATAGTATTAAGTTTAGTAAATCCTGCTGTCTGTTCTATGTCACCTTGTAAAGTAGATGAACCTTGAATAGTTGTATTTTTAAGCGTTGCGGTAGCATTAGCCTTTGTCTGTGTTAAATTACCATCTACATCTAAATCTAGTGTTTTGGTATACCGAAATTTGTTGAATTTGGTTGTAGAGACAGTAATATCTTGAGTAATAACACTATCGCCATTCATAATAATATCATCTGTGGTTGTAGTTCCTGGTATTTCTACTTCACTTGGAAAAACAACAGAACCTGTAATGGTTAAATTAGTAACCGTTGTAGAACCTAATGTATTACTTGAGCCTGTTCCTGATTGTGTAATTCCCCTATTTGCATTCATAGTAATATTGTCGCAAGTGACATCTTTTAAAGTTGTAGAACCTCCAGTTTGAGTTATATTTGAACCAACTTCTAGAAATCCATTGATTTTTGTGTCTTTTAATGTATTAAAATTAGTTCCTGTTTGTTGTATAGTCCCCCCTTGAGTTTGTGAGACATTTGTATTAATTACATTTACTGTATTGGTAAATTCTGTTTGTCCATATACTTTTAATTTATTAATGTTTCCGTTTACCTCTAAAACATCTTGTAATGGATTATTGACATTATTAACATATAAGTAATCACAATTTAAAACAGATGTAGAAATGTCATCTCCAAAAATATTAAGAGCATTAATATCATTTACATTAATCGTTTCTGTGGTAATAGTATCATTGAGGATTGTTGTTTTTTCGTCTTCACTTTTAATATAATCTGTATAAATTACGTTTTCATGTGTCGCAACTCCATCGCTAATAATCGAAATACCATCACTTAAGGTCTTTACACCATTCATACTTTTCTCTAAAACACTATAGTCTCCAATCATTTAATTATATTATTATATAGTGATATAATAAAAATGGCAAATGTTATTATTGATAGTCACAAGTTTTTCTTAACTCCTTCTGGTGCTTCTCTTAAAAGAAATGATTTTTTTAACAGCAATTTAGAGTTTAGCATTCCAAATTTATATCAATCAAGTAGTAAAGTATTATATTCTACGATTTCTTGTATTCATGCAGAAATTCCATACTCGTTTTATGTAGTGAATGAATATAATAATTTATTATCATTAAGCACTGGAAATATAGTTATTCCTTTTGGAAATTACAATGCTAATACTTTTATGAAATATTTAGCAACTGTTTTGCCTTTAGGAATGACAATAGCATTTAATACAACCAATGGTAAATTTACACTGTCTTACAACAACACTTTTAGTATAAATGAGACTTCTACCTGTGGTATTTTAATGGGATTTGTAAATGGTAATACTTATAGTAGCAACGATAATAAAATTGAGATGCCTTATTTAGCAAATTTTATGGGTAGTAAAAATGTGTATGTCAAAATACCGAACTTAATTTTGGATAATTTTAACACTTTAACAAAAGATAGAGCTACTTTATTGAATATTCCTGTAAATGTTCCACCATTTGGTATAATAATGTATGAAAATAATAGTGGCTCGTCAACCATTATCAAAAGTATAAGCATTCCAGATACTTTAGTAATTCAATTAACAGATGACCAAAATAATTTAATCGATTTTAATAATAGTGATTTTAGCATAACTTTACAGATTGATTTTTATTTAGACAATTCAGCCAATCAATATATATAAAAGTTTTTCATAAAAAAATAATCTTTTTATATATTATAATATGAGTGTTGCTCTTCCAAGTGAATTAGATTTTTCTCTCCCTGCTTCTCTTCCTGATAATAGAAGTTATGAATTAAGAACTCAACCTAACAATGCTTCTACATTTTCATCTCAAGGTTCAGTTATTCAAATTTCCCTTCCACAATTACAACGCAGTTTTTATGAAAGTAATTCAATGTATTTAACTGGTCGTATTACTGTAACCTGTGCTGGAGCAGCTGGAACTGATGTATTATGGTTGAATCCTGCTGGTGCTTATGGTGCTTTTAGTAGATGGACTGTTAGAACAAGTGGTGGTCAAACTTTAGATGACATTCAAAATGTGGGTTATGTTGCAAATGTGTTGATGAATGTTGGTTTGAATTCAAGTGAGAGAGTTGCTTACGCAAATAATATGCTTTTACACCAATCTACAGCAGAAAACAATTTAGGAATTCAATTTAATTTAGCTAATACTCCTGGTCAAGGAACAATTTTAGATTTTGCTATTCCTATGATTGGTTTACTAAATATGACGAAATACTTACCAGCTTACGGAACTGAATTGATTTTAGAATTAACTCTTGCCCCTGCTTCTGCTTGGACTATTCCTGGAACTGCTACTGCATCTGTTACTGCCTTTACCTTTTCTAATATTGAATTAGTATCACAAGTATTGGAATTCTCCCCTGCTGCCTTCCAAATGATACAAGCTCAATATGCCGATAAGATTGTTTTGAAGAGTGAAACCTATTCTTTTGGTTCTACCACTTTGGCTGCAAGTTCAACTGGTGTCGTTGATATTCCTTTCCAAATTAGATGTAATAGTTTAAAGCGTTTATTCTTAATTACATCTCCTGCTGATGTTGCTGAAGGTGTTGGTTATGGTTCAGTAAATCCAAACGCAAACAGTATTAGTTTCATTAATAATGGTGTTTCATATCCACAACGCCCTGTTCAATGCCAAAGACCAGCTGAAGTATTTTCTCAACTTATTAAGTCTTTTGGTGGATTATATAGTGCTGATAAATCAAGTCACATTTCCGTTGCTGGATTTAGACGTGCATCTACCGCTTATGTTACTGGTGTTTATGGTGCTTATAACGCTACCAGAACTTCTGGAGCAATGGGCAACTCTCCTAATAAATGGTTCTTCGTCTTGGATTTGGAAACTTTGACTAATCATAAGGACACTATGTATAACGGTATTAATACTGCTGGTTCATCTTCTAACTATATTCGTATTGACATTGGAACTGCTTTAGCTGCTCAATCACATACAGTCAATTACTTCTCTTGTCACGATGTTTTGTTGAATATGGATTTACAAAGTGGTATTGTCTCTGCTATTGTTTAAGTATTTTAACAAAAATAAATTAAATAATTAAATAAAATTATTTTCTGTTTAATTATTATAAATGACAAATTTAAAAGATGAACTTTTAGAAGCATTTAAGGAGAAAAGACCTAATTTAAGTCAGTCATCATTAAAGACCTATGTCTCTATTTTGAATTCTCTCTACAACAAATTAGAAGGAACAAATAGTGTAGATTTTTTCAAGAATCAGAAGAAGATTATAGAACATATTAGGGAAATGGAAAAGGCACAATCGAAGAAAACAACATTATCAGCCCTATTTGTTTTAACCGGAATAAAGGAATATCAAGATGAAATGAATGAGAATATTAAAGCTGTCAACGAATTTTATAAAGAACAGAAAAACGACCCTGAAAGATTAAAAAAATTAAAATCGTTTGATGAGATTTTAGCTATTCACGAAACCATCAAGGCAAAATATAAGAAAAATCCAACTTTAAGTAATAGAACTGATTTAATCATTTCCTACTTGGTAAGTGGTGTATTAGGTGAAGAATTGCCTCCAAGAAGAGTTCTTGATTATTCAAGTATGAAAATAAGAAATTATACTGAAAATGAAAACTATATTAAAGCTGGTAAATTTTATTTCAATCAATACAAAACAAAAGACCGTCATGGCACACAAGTTATAAGTATACCAAAAGAATTAAATGCACTTATTAACAAACACAAACAAATAAACGATAATACAGACTATTTATTATTAAATGAAGACGACAAACCATTTACCAGCACAGCTTTAAGTAAAAAAATTAGTCGTATGTTTGATGGTAATAGTATGGATATGTTGCGTTCTATTTTCTTATCAAATTATTATAAGGATTTGCCTCAGCTTAAGAGCATGGAAAAGCTAGCTAGTAATATGGGACACAGCATAAACTCTGCCTTACAATATTACGTGAAAAATGATGGTTAATAATGCGTGGTTTAGTTAAATCGTTTAACCATAAGACAATTTAATTAAACGATTTAACCATACAACCAATCTAATTATATCAAAAAAGGCATTTAAAACGTTTTAAATGCTTATTTAGAGTTAATTAAATCAAGAAATCAGTTAATTTAATTAACCATAAGCATATTTTAGTTAAATATTTAACTAATCGCCTATAAATTCGTTGTCAATTTAGCATTTAATATTATCTCTAATTACTATATAATGAAGATTGAAATCAAGAAAAACAATTGCCCTAATTTGAGCAAGGTTAATTTTGCATGTGACAAGGAATTAAGCAGTAAATTAAACCAGTATGAAATGGTAAGAGACCATCTCAATAAATATAATACTACATTACTTATTGGAACACAAGGAAGCGGCAAGACTTCCTTACTGATTAATTTTGTGAAGAAATTGTATAAGAAAGTATTTGATAGGGTTTATGTGTTTATGCCTTCTACATCTCGCCAAAGTCTTAACCCTAATATATTTGATGTTTTGCCTGAAGAACAATTATTCGAAGAATTAAATGAAGAAACAATAACCAAAGTTTATGAAGAAGTAAAAGGATTAAGTGAAGATGGAAAAAAGACATTGATAATATATGATGATGTGCAACGAGCCTTGAAAAATAAATATGTATTAAATTCATTAAAAAATATAATTGCTAATCAAAGACATTTACACGTAGTCAATTTAATTTTAGTTCAAAACTTTTTTGCCCTTCATAAATCATTAAGAGAAATTGTAAACAATATTGTATTGTTTAAATTGGGAAAATCTCAAACAGAAAAAGTATTTAATGAAATTATTGAAATTCATAGAGATAAATTTGACAAAATTAGAGATATGGTATATGATGAGAAATATAATTGGTTGTTTGTAAATGTAGCTTCACAACGCATTTATAAAAAGTTTGATGAGATAGTTTTTGAAGAAGACGATGAAATTGAAAATAAAGATGCTGATAAAAAATAATATTATCATATTATATAATAATGGGTCTTTTTAAGAAACTATCTCAAGGAGCTTCTAATTTTTTCAAGAAAGCTGGAGGTCAAGCTGATAATCTATTTAGAAAAGCATCTAACTCTGTTGCTACTGTTGCTGACACTATAGGTAGAGAAGTTGTGCGTGATTCAAAAGTAGTAGGTGGTGGACTAAAACAAGCTGGAAATGTGTTAGAGAAAAATGCTGCTACTTTAGGAGCTGTTGGAGCTGGTTTAGCTACTGCTGTAGGTCAACCTGAATTAGCCCCTGTCATTTTGGGAGCTGCTTCTAGTGCTGGTGCTTTAGGAAGTAGAGTGAGAAGAGCTGGTCAATCTGTTCAACAATTGGGTCAAAATGCTAATGCTACTCTAATGACTAAATCTAACGCTTTACAATCCACTATTGATAGTGCAAGGCAAAGTGTAGCAAATAAAGCTGCTAGTGCTGCTAATACTATGTCCAACCTCCAACCTGCTAATAATTTAGCGGCTATTCACACTGATTTAGCAACTGCTTAAGTAATAAAATAATTAAATTCAATGGGTCTAATTATTTTCTGTATATTATGTATAAAAGGAATGTCTAAAAAACAAAACTTACAAAACTTACCGCCTGAAAAAACGGGGGACGAAGAAAGTGATAATGAGTTGGAATATGTAGCAAACCCTATTAAGCAATCAAAGCCACAAGTTGCCACCGCACCATTAGAGGTCAAACCAAAGAAAAAACGCAATATTACTGAAGAGCATAAACAAGCTTTAAGAGAAAGATTGGTTTTAGCACATCAAAGAAAGCAAGAATTGGCTGAAGAAAGACGCAAACAAAAAGACGCTATAGAAGCTGAATATAATAAGAAGAAGGAAATGAAAATTATGATGGAAGCAGAGAGACTTAAAAGAGTTCGAGAGAAAGAATTGAAGAAAATCGAACTACCTAAACCTAAAAAGAAGCCTGTAGTTGTATATTATGATGAAGATGAAGATAGTGAAGAAGTTGAAGAGCAAATTATTATTAAACCCAAAAAGAAGCAACCAGCCGTTCAACAACCAGTTCCTCCTGTTTATAATCAGCCTCCACAACAACAGCAGTTTCAAATTAAATTTATGTAAAAAGTATTTAAAGAAATAATATTATGATATATTGGAACAAAGGGCAAGTAACTTTAGACCCAATCCTCCTCCCATTTTGTGTAGTATAATTATGTCATCGTAATTTGATGATGATATAATTTCATTTATATTGGTTCATAATACTTATTTCCATTTGATTCTTCTATAAGTATAACTTCTTCTAAAAACCCAAGTCTTTCTAATTCTTGTTTTATTTGTTCTAATGAGTGATGTGATTTTGATTCATATCTTCTGTTACATATAACTCTAATTAAATGTTTAGCTTTCTGTTTTTGGTGATATTGCTTTGCCCATTCATTTTGTTTTTCAACCATTAGCTTAAATAATTCTGTATTGTTCATATATATTTATAAGATATTTATTAATAACTTATAAATTTAAATTCTGCATTTACGAAACATATTTTTTCCACAACAAGGACAACCACACTTGTTACTATATTGATTAGGACGATTTGCTTTTAACTTACAATAGCATTCAGGACAAATAAAATGTCCACAGGTTAGTAGTGGAATACGAGAAAATGTCTGATTACATTCTTGGCAAGTTCGGTATGAAATACTTTTCATATTATATAATACTTATAGAAAATATTTATATTGTTTTCCTAAATATATATATTAGATAAATTGTGTCTATGTGTCTAATGTGTCTAAGTTTCAAAAAGTCCTTATAGAAAAATACAATTCTTAAAAAAAGTTTAAAAAGTTAGACACATTAGACACATAGACACATTTTACTTAAATATAGAAATTAAGGTTAAAATTTAGGTAAATTTACATAAAAACTAAAACTAAAAACATTTGAATAAAAGTTCATAATTTAAAAAATTAATTATTCAATTATGAACCAACAATTTAGCGTTCTTCTTCTTCCTTGATTTCCATTTCAATCTCTTTCTCCGTTTTTGTTCTGAAACCATAATATACTCCCTTCTTTCTCCCCCTTCTTTCTTGACTTTTGTAAGTATAACTAACCTTCATTCTTGTTAATTCATCAACAATTTTAATTCCATTAAAATCTTTTGGGATGATACTCTCTAAATCAGGTTTAGTGATTTCTCCTTTTGGGTCTATTACAATATTCATATCAAACCAAGACTTAAATTTATCATTATCTTCCATATTTTCTTGTGCTTGTTCATTCCATTCGTTAGGATATGGCTTCAACGCCTTTTCATTATAATAATAGTTCGAATACTGGAAAATAAGATAAATTAAGGCATCTCTGTATTGGTTACATAATTTATCACCAAGTTCTTTATCTCTTTTAAATTGTAAAGTTTCAAAATTATCTTCTTCATTCCCTTGTTTAAATTGTGAGTTAAATTGCGCTAATTTAAATCTACGCTTTATTCCTTCATCACCTTTTACATTAATGGAATTATTACTTACAGCAAATAATTTAAAACCAATTCTAACCTTTTCACATTCAGTAGCATAATTTTTACCAAATTTATAATCAGTTCCATCACATAACGACTTTACCAAGTCTTCATCTTTTACTTTAGTTGATAATTCATTAATCCACAAAATTAGCAATCCTTTCCAAGTTGGAATTTCCTTTTTCAAATCCACTCCTTTATCTAAAATATTACTTGTTCCTTTTGATACATAATTCGGCATAATATTTTCTAAGCTCTCAAAGATTAATGATTTTCCGTTTTCGGCTGTTTGACCTCTCAAATAGTAAAACATTTGTTCTTTATTACTATCTCCAGTCATAGCATAACCTAGTGTAGATAAATAATAATCTAAATGTGCTTCATTCCAATTACATATCTTTTTCAATTGTAGTTTTACAAAATCGATGTCCTCTTCTTTTGGTTTTTGATAATTAAATGGAATTGTTTTTGTAATAAAATCTTCTTGAAGAATTCCTTTTCTAAACTCAAGAGTTTTTAAGTCTAATATTCCATCTTTGAAAACAATCTTATATTTATAATTATCCAGCTTGCTCATAAAGTTTGCATCATATAAATATTCCGTCAAATATTTTAACAATTGCGAACAGTAAGACCCACTGCTAACACCTTTATAATGGTTCATGTAATCTTTTTCCAACTTTGCCAACTTACTTCTCTCCTCTTCATTTTCTAACTTATTTTTTACATACAATAGACATTCTCTTGCTTCATCGATTTCACGCTGAATGTGCGAAATAACAATTGCGTCTGGACGTTTTACACTTCTCCAAAGAGACGTGCTGGCATCAAACATAATCCATGTATCGTTACAATAAACTAAATTCATAATAAGTTTCTTTGAAATAAATTTTGCTACATCATTAGACCCTTTATCGAGAACTTTTATTTTTAGGTATTGCTTATGCTCTATTCTCCAATTTCTATAATAATCTGGATTCTCTTTTTTTACAAGTTTCTCCAATAAATAAATGGGACATTTTTCAGTATATTGAGATAAATTGTTCCACATTTCCTCTGCTTGTGTTCTCCAATTAGGGTCAACATAATCTAGAAATTCAGTTTTGGAAATATGGGAAACACACCAGCCACAAATTTTAAGCCAGTATTCATAATTGAAATCTTTATTGCCTAATCCATTTACTAATAACTGATAATAGGTAGGATTGCTACTACTATTTTTATCATTAGATTCTTGTGATATGAATATTTCCTTATTTTTTATCACTTTCTTCTCCTTCTCAGTATTCAACCTTTCATTAAATATTTCTTTTATATCATCATACTCAAAAGAACTCATATGTCCTGAATAATTTTGAACCAGTTTGTCGTGTTTTTCCCATACATTATTCTTCTTTAATAAATCGCCTTTAAACATTTTATACACATCTTGCTGATTCGTAAATTCTATCATATTTCTGATTCGCAGATAAATATGTATTCCTTTTGTATTTCCTTGTATCCAAGCACAGCTTTTAAATAAACTACAACCTGTAGATAAAATGAACTCCTCCATATTATGAATCGTTGGGTCATCTATATCGATACAATATAAATTTTCGGTGTATTTCAAAAATATTGAATACGCTAATTGTAATGATTCCTTCTCAGTATTGCTAAGTGGGATTTCATCATATTTTTTTAATGGGTCCTTTGATTTCTTCCATATACTCGAAGGCTTAGGTTGCATGTGATTTTTCTGTTGTTTGGCTAGTGCTTCATCTAATGTAGTATTATTTTTCTCACCTATTGGTGTTTTCTTTCCATCAACATCACTAATAAAATACCATATCGGGTAGTTTACAATATTTTCGGCGGCTAAGAATTTACTAATTTCCATTCTATATATTAGTAAAAGATTTTATTTTTAAGCCTTTTTTCCTAAAATATATATTTTAATAAAAAATAGTTTTTAAATTTTTATTCAATTTTTTATTAAAATATTCCTAAATAATTGAAGGTTCAGTTGAAGGTTCGGTTTTTGATTTCCTTTTGTAATAAGATTTTAATGCTTTTTCACGCTGCTTTTTCACATATGCTTCGTCGTTTTTATGCTTCTGATAATATTGCTTTTGATATTCATTAAACTTGGCTTTATTATTTTCCCGATACTTTTTGTTTGCTTTACGCATACTTTCCAAATATTTATTTATTGGCACTAAGTTATCTATCTCAATTGTTTCCATTTTTCTTATATATATATGTTAATAAAATATTTTTAAATCAATTTTTTCCTAAAATATATTATAATACCCATCCACTAACAAGTATGTGTCTAAGTGTCTAATGTGTCTAACTTTTTAAACTTTTTTTAATAATTGAAATTTTCTATAAGGACTTTTTGAATCTTAGACACATTAGACACATAGACACATTTCACATTTGGCACTCACTTACTCAAAATCCACATCATTTTCATTTCTATTTACCTTATTAAGCTCCAATGCTCTCTCCATCGTTATTTCTGTATCATTATTTCCACCGTCCCATAAAAGTAATTCACTTGCGTAAAACTGAACTGCTGTGTTGTTTTTGCTTAAAATTTTTTCATCTTCATTTTCTAACACATACCTTTTTCTCTCAAGCACACCTCTTGGAACAATTACTTTGCGAACTCTAAATAGTTCAGGTGTATATGTGACGACAATATTCTTACCTTCTTTAGCCTTCAATGCTTTCCTTACATTAGCAAATATACTACTCATTTTTACACGAACAATGTCACCCACTTCAAAATTATCGGTTTCTTTGAATTTCTTTATTTCTTTAAGTGCTTTCTTTACAATATTTAATCTTGCTTTTAGTCGTGGATTATCTGTTATGGTTTCAGGTAGATTTCTATTACTTAATTTATCTTTATTTGCAACCCATATATTATTTGGAATACCTTTGATAGGGCGTTGCAGGCTTTATACTTAAGGTTAGGGTATCAATAATATTACCATAATAAATTTGCGCTATAATAAATATTCGTGTATGGTTTTATTTCTTTTGTTTTAAATCGTTTATGAAATGCTGCTCTCCTTTTATCAGCTTGTTCTTTTCCTAAAGTTTTTAAATAAGTTGGATAATCGCCATACCTCACATCGCCAATACTAGTTATATATTGTTTGTCACGTTTATCAAATATATCTAACTTCTTAAAACCTCTTGAAGATGGTAAAACTATAACACCGAGTTTAGATGCTTGCTCGTAAGTATATGGTTGAATTTCATACATATATTTACAGAAGAAAAATTATAATCATGATTACTGTTTTATTTACTCCTGCTTGAGTAAGCAAGAATTCTGCACTTTGAGAAACAATATAATTTTTTACTAAATACTTACCAATGTCTAATCCATTTTCAAAAAAAAACTTCCAATAGTAAATAAGGCTTTATTAATAAATGATACTCGCTTAATTCTTCTACTACTGTGTAAGTCTTCTATAATATCACCAATTACTCGTTTCTCTTCTTCGCTTAACGTAATTCCTAAAAATGTTTCAATATGTTTCATAACCTCTTCTTTTTTATTAACTTTCTTGTTCTGAAGATTTCTTGGTTGATATGCTTCCTCAATAATACAACACACAAAAAGGATAAATGAAGATAAGTATTTAAGTCTACTTTTTTCTGAAACATCTTTATAAGTGTCATCTATATAAGATTGAATCTCATTAAACGATGCAATATTAAGAGCAATGCTTTTTGGTTTAACCAGTTTAATCTGTTTAAGTCCCATTATAATATTACAAAAGAAAAAATAAAATATTGTTATAATTTATATGAGTGATAAAAAGAAAAAGAAGTCCAAGCAAAAGCAAAAACAAAAACAACAACAAACACAGCAAGTCATCGTGAATGTTGGTGGAAGAATCAGACGAAGAGAAGAGCCTCGTAGAGAGAATAAACTAAATATGTCAGCACAGCCTCCGCCAATAGTTCAATATGTTTATAGGGATAATTTAGCATTAAATGCAATCAATGAAAGAATGAGAGAAAACGCTATAACACAAACACTTTTGAAAACATCACAACAATTAGCATCTCAATCACAATCACAACAAGCTCCTAAACTAGCAACACCTTCAGCAGCATTATATCAACAGCAGCAACCAGCAATGACGCAAAACCCAGCACCAACTAAAGCACAGCAACCTACTACAGCCCCTCCTCCTTTATCATTTTCTGTTGTGAAAGACATTTTGGAAAAAAGCAAAGTGTTTAATAAAACAGATATTCCTAATGAAAATACTAATAAAGCTAAAACCACAGAGTTTGATAAAATTACTAAACCTCCCCCGCCTCCTCCTATAACGCAAAAAAATAACCTATTAGACGATACAGATTTTGAAGACGATAGCTTACCAGTAAGAACACCTTTTAAAGCAACCAAAGACGGTTTGCCTTATAAACGCTCAAAAGATTATGGATTTTATATGGAAAATTATATTGGACAAATACCTCCAGAAAAACGAAACAAAAAGCAACAAAAAGCTTACGAACAATACATGGACAGTTTGAGCAAACCCAGTGGAAATGATGATGACGATGAAACCGTTAAACTACCACCGCCGCCACAAAATTCCGCATCAGTTCAACCTGTAGATTTTGATGATAATAATGATGAAGAAGAATTATATGTTTTCCCTCCATTAAAACGAAAGCCAACATAATATTTTCTGTAGTAAATATATGAATATCGAAAGTTCAAGTTTAATGTTGCGAACGATTAACGCCACAAATAACACTAATATAACCAGTTCTACATGGAGAGTTAATTTAAGAGCTTGTTTAGGAAACTTATATAACAAATATGATAAATTTAAAATTTGTTTGACTGCTTGGGGAACAGCATTGGCAGTAGGTGGTTTTAATAATGATGATTTAAGCACTTTTATAACACTATCTGGATTACAATGGGAAAATCAAACTTACGATACTGCTACAAATGGTTTAACTCAAAATGCAGCTATAGCAACTCTTAAATTTGCGAATGCTAATAGTATTATAGAAAATTTCACTGGTGAAGTAGGACAGGTATTTATTAAACCGAAAAATGATGAAGTGCTAATAACACTGAATATAAATAAAATTAGTGGAGTAGCATTTCCAGCCCCTACTTATCCTCAATGTTGCTATTTATTTAGTATCTATGGAGTTGTTGATGAAACCGAAAAATAAAATAATATAATAATATATAACATAATGAACATTGATAGATGTTATTTATTATTAGGACAATTTAATCGTGCTTCTCAAAGTGGAGATGGAAGTGACTTTTATCATATTGATTTGAGAGAAATATTGAAAGGATTGTATGATAAATATAACCGATTTAATTTAAAATTAGAAGCCTACGCATCAAGAACAGGAAATTCCTCAGCATTACCTTATGAATCTCAATTTCTACAAATAGCAGGATTTAATTGGTTAAGTGGTTATGATACAGAGGCAAAGTTTTCCAATAGTAGATGTGTTGGTATAACGCATTTTGAACATCAAGCTATAGCAGGAGAATATTTATTAGGCATAATATATCCAAGTGATGCAGGAACGCTTACATTTTCAAGACCAGCAAGTTCTAAAATGACATTAGAAATGTTTGCTACAACACCAGAAATAACCACAAAAGTAAATCCTTTATTTGGAGGCGAAAATGGTAATTATTTATTTAGTTTTACAGGCGTTCCAGATGCTTTTCCTATTTATAGACCTTTAACTACTATACAAAAAACAGGACAATTAATTTTAAATATGCGTAACGCAGTAGCATTACAAAATCAAAATTTAGCGGTTAGATGGAAAGTAGATTTATCACAAATAATAGATAGAAATACTTATGATAAATATTCTAAATTTGCTTTAGTAACCAAAGAAATATATATGCATTTCACAGCAACCACATTTTCCGCTTTTAATGCTATTACTTATATGATGTCAGGATTAAATTGGTTCTCTCCAAGTTTAAAAATAAACTCTACTTATTCAGGGGCTACTTCTTGGTTAAACTATCATCAAGGA